GGCGGGTGACCAAGGACGAGCATTACCTGCCTTCCGTTGACAGCGTTGACAAATGCATCTAGTTTGCTCCAATCCCAAGTGTTCTCAGCGGGTTGGAGTCTTGCCCATTCTACCTGTGCATCCCACAGTCGTATAGGCCCACCAGAGGGTACATCACTCAATACATTGTTTCCGAAAGTTGTGATTGCCATACTCTAATTTTATCACAGATGACGACTGAATATAGCGTCAATCTCTGCCCTATGGGATGGGGTAAGAGCCTCTGCCCTTAGCCTGTCCCAGTCTCTGTAGATTGAGTCTACCCTTGTTGGGCGGTCCTCAAACATACGTGCAAAAAGGCTACCTAATGCCTTCATACTAATTCCTCCTTGTGGTTGGTAATACCATCATAGCAGGAATTTATAAGGATTGCAAGCGCTTACGGTGTGACCTTTGTCACGGCTTATCGCCACGAACAGACAATTCTTTCCAGATTGTCCTATGTACCTTGGCATCGTATGGACGACGCTTCCACCCCATGTAGTCCTGCATCTTCTTTACGGCTACGTCTGGAAATCCCTGCTTGCCTTCGGGAAGAGGCTTGCCGTCATAGAATCCTAGTTCTGCAAGTCTGCAGGCAAGACGCCATGTAGCCTTATTCTTCTCCCCGCTTGACTGTGCATCAAGCAGAACATCAAAGTAAGGAACGACTCCATCCCAGTATCCAGTCTTTCCATACAGAATGGGGATCTGGAATTCAGATGGGTCTGACTCTCCATGAGTGGTAAAGGATACGTGCATATGCTCAGTGTGCCCGTAGTCTCCATCTCTCCACACCCAGTTCTGCTGTGCATATGTTCCAGAGGCAATCTGATCCTCATACACAACGTACTTCAAGCGTGCTGACGCTGGCCTCTTAGTTCTTGCATATGCAATCAACTGGTCTGCAAACCAACGGTTGTCGTTCTTAGAGCCACGAAGATCCTCGTCAATGTCAATTGCGTGAACGACACCCTTAGAATCTGGATTATGATCGCTAACCCTGTCTGCATGTGCTGAATCTCCAATGGAGCCATCACTTGCCTTATCTCTGTTTGGCCAGCGCTTGTTTACCTGATCCCTCAGGACAGTACCGCCAGCAACTAATTTCCAAGTCATTTTTCCTCCATAGTTTTCATAATCTTATCTATATCCGCTACCCAATTAGACAGCAGATGGTTGTCGCCCTCTTCGCAGGGGGCAATGCATTTGTGGGTGATGCACACGTACACATCACCATTCTTATGTATATCCATACCCAATTCTACCACCTTAGCCGTCGATTATTTCCAATTGGTGTTTGTGGAATAGGTCACAGGAAACCTCTCGCTCAATCCAGCGATAGGCATTATGATGCATCCAGAATTTCTTTGTCTTGAGTTCTGTTATCTCATTTGATAACATCTGATCTGACCACCGCTTCTCAAGCAGCGTTACCTTCCAGAGCATTCCCGCTCTGTCAAATTTAGCAACATACATTAATCAGTCCTTAAGAGTAGATCGGAGTTGCCATGCCATCTTCTTTAGTTGCCCATCACGGCCAGCGAGATCGTTTGCAATCCCCGGCTCATTTGCGGCACCATTAGCAATGGTGAAGGCATTCATATTGGACATGATAGCAGCATTGATAGCATTAAGCAAGTCTGCGTTCATCATGTCTGGATCTGGACCTACTTCACCATCGACTACTGTTGACAGTTCAATGAGTCTGCCCATCTTGAAGGGGGCATATGATCCCAACTTACGGATGTTCTCTGCAATCATGTCTACCGCGCCAATAGCGTCACCGTAGATCATTGCATAGAAGTCGTGGTACTGAGGAAAATCATCGCTCTCAACATTCCAATGGAATCCTTGGGCCTTGAAGTATACTGAATAGTGGTCTGCAAGGACCACCTTAAGGGCGTGTACTAGTTCTTCATTCATGATCCTATTGTACCATCCTTATCTAAAATCTGCCCAGAAAGCACCAGTCACGCTGCCCTCAAAGTGATCCTCAATGAATGGGAACGACTCAAGAACTTCCTGCACCGACCAATCTTCCTTTACATGCTCTTCATACGGATTGTCATTGAGCGCTGGCTGCACATAATGAATGATTGGAATAGCAATGACTGCATGATCTGCTTTAAGTGACACGGCCTCCCAAACTTCAAGGGCATCTTCCTTTGACATATGCTCAAGAATGTCACCAAAGATTACGAGGTCGTATGTGAAATCACGGTGATCTCTAACGTCAACCTTGTAAACATTCTTATACTTGCTTGCCAGATTGAACTTATCAATATATGGCTGCCAAATTTCTACAGCATCTATGTAGCAATTGTAATTATTTTCCTTTAGGTAATCCGCATACGTTCCAGATCCTGCACCTATGTCAAGGATGCTGTGCACGCTTGCCTCTTTGATCTTGTTTAAGATCCACGGCCTTACCTCTGGATGACTAGTCCCCATTTACATACTCCCTCATTAGTTTTTCGTAATTATACTCTGATGTTACTCTGTATGCAGGATGGTATAGGTGATAGTCATATCCATGTACGTATGAAGTGTTTATGCCGATCTTGTTACACATAAGATGAAATGCATCATCCTCTGCACCCCAACCAACGAATCCTTCGTCCATGCCCCCGATTCCAAGCCACGTATCCCTACGCATCACATAGGCACCGCCAGTAAAATCATCTACCTGTGGAGGGTCAATATATTCTGGATCAATGTCGATCATCTCAAAGAACTCGTAGAATGAGTTTGTAGACTGCTCAGTCAGATATCCAAACGTACTGAATGGCTTTACTAAAATGTCATCATATGTTGCCACCCAGATTGCAGACCAAATTTGCCTAAGCGGAATAAAGTTGTCAGCGTCAATGATTACTGAAATTTCTGATACGCTTTTCTTTACACCAGCATTACGAGCGGCTGCACGGTTGAATTCTCCATCGTTATCACCAATAACAATTTCGAACTCTCTAGAGTAGTATTCATACAGAAAGTCGAAGTGCTTCTTGCGCCAAGGCTCTCCCGCATCTCTCCAAGGGATTACGATCTGCTGACGAGTCATCGGTATCTTTTCTTCAACTGAGGCTTTGCCCCAGCCTTAACTAGCGCTTGGTACGCCTGACCATAGACCTTCTCAGCACCGTCGCCACCCTTGCCACCGATAGCCTTGTGGATACCGTTTGATGCTGCGTTGAAATTGCTTTGAAGTCTTTCAATGTTTTCAATCATTTGCCCTCCTATGGCAATAGCACGAACACGAACTTATAAAACACTCTTTGTGATGGTCTGATATGCAAGCACCCGACAAAGGCTCTGGCTCCATATCAAACATTATTTCTTGTGATACAAAAGACATATCTGACTTTACTGGCTTTTCCTCATTATAGAATTCATAGAAGTCAATTCCGATCATCTTCTGATAGTCTAGATATCTTTGATGATCTTCTATTCCATAGACGCCAGTTTCTATTCCCAACAGGACGTTCTTCTGAGTGTCTGCAGATAACTTCTCCATATTGTACCAAGAACTCTTCTGGTCTGTCCACACCTTCGGCCTAGTCTCCCTCTTGTAGAAGTGGAAGGCAACCATCTCATTAGGGGCATACATCTCATACCCTCGCGTATATGCCCGAATCGCATAGCACAACTCTTCGCCCATGAAAGCAATTCTTTCATCGTATGGAATGTCATTTGCTATCTGTCCCCTAGAGAACAGCAATGCTCCTAGAACGGTGTGAGACTTGTGTGGTACGGAAAGGTCGTCAATGACCTCTCTATTCCCCGCCCATGCTCCGTAGTAGGTGTTGACTACACTTGTCCAAGACGGCTCAGACCAAAAGAACTCATCGCCCTTTAGATAATAGTCAGATCCATCCGTAAGTACCTCATATGGGGCAGGGAACTGGCTAAGGATTACCTTGTCTGTTCCCGCATCTTTGGCACACCACTCATACATATCCTTTAACTTTGTGTCCCAGCCCTTTACGAATCGCATATGTGAATCAGTTTGAAAGAAGTAATCTTCGCCATCGTATAGTTCGGTTGCCAATTTTCTAGCATACCCAGCACCCTTAGCGTCACGAATATGAATCTTCAAATGCTTTAGATTCTTTATTTTAGATAGGTCTGCCCACTTGTTGGTTAAATCCTGATCAACTACTCCGAAGTGAATTTCGTCTGGCTTGTCAGCATTAGACAAAATACTCTTTATTGTTTTTGGCAATTCAATATCTCTGTACGATGCAATAGAAATAAATATCGTCATCCGACCTTCTGCCCTTCTGCAACATCATATACAGGATCAAGAGTTGACTTGACACCGTAGGATGCCAAGATCATCTTAATCTTCTCCAAGTATTCAATGCAGTGCAATCTCTCCAGATCGCTCAGGTGCCGCCAATGGCTCTCGTAGAACCTAAGACCTATGAATGGTGGGTGCATATCATACTCAACAATGTCAACGTTGAAGTCATGAGGTGGTCTTATCTTGTGGACTTCTTCTCGCATCTTAGGTGTATAAATCATTCTTTCTCCATTGTAAGTGCTTCCCAAGTATTGAACCAATCCTCGTCTGTCTTATGAAGATTGAATTCCTTGCTTATTTTACCATCTACCAAATAGATACCGCCCCACACTCCCCACTCTTTGTTGGATACCCCCGATGCAAAGCACGTTGGTTGGACAGGACAGCGGTTGCAGATTCTATCTGCTGCCTTGGCTAGATGTGGATCTTCCTCGTACTTATCGAAGAAGATATTTGTTTCCATTCCAAGACATTCTCCGTTATCCTTCCACCTGTGCATCGACTCTCCCAATTGTATTAGGAAGGTACCAGCCATCACGGGTGACAGGGAACACCTTCTTGGTCATCCACTTGCCCCTGCGGAATGCTCCATCCTTTGAGTACATTGCGTTGTTGCCCTTTGTGTACTTGACAACATCCCATCCATCCCACTCAAGGTCGTCACGGGACTTTACGATTGCTTCCATCTCTTCTAGATTAGTAACTAACACTTTGCTCTCCTGTTTCTGTAGTATAAATCACTCGTTTGATTTGTACTTGCTTGATCAATTTCTCGCACCTTGGGCATGGCCTGCTGTAGCGGTCCTCGCCTTGACGGTTTACTCTTGCCACATAGATGACAGCACCCTTTGCTCTGGGGCCTGCGTCCTTAATAGCCACACCCTCTGCACACCTAGAACAATCTGTCTTGATATGCTCAGGGGATACGATTGCCGAACTATTACGATACTTGTTCCAACCCATTCCAAGGACGCTACCGCCTTTAACAACAACAGCACCGTGATTATTCCTTGCATTGGATTTTGTGGCAAGAAAGCGTGCCACACTCATATAGGCTTTATCTTTCTTAGATAGCATCTCAGTACCGAAAGATGCCAACGTCTACACCACTAAGTTCAGCGGCTGCCACCAACTTGGATGGACGCTGATTGGGGGCAGACAGATAGGCAAAGTAATCGAAGGAAGAGAGGTTATCCTCAATGTATGACGGTGGCACCTTTAGAAACTTAACCTTGATGCCACGATTCTTGAGTCCTGCCTCTGATACATTAGCAAACTCATTGACATATGAATTGATATTGGCTGGCCCTGCTGAATAGATATTCAGTTCACCATCGTTGCATGACGACAGCGCGACTCCCATAGCCCTCATCAGGACTGTGTAATCGCTAAACTCTCTTGTGCCTTGTACTGCTACGTTCATGCTATTCCCTTTCAATTTTCAATTCATCTAGAATTGTCATTAGTTCTGTAAGTTCCTTGTTTGTTAACTTATCGGTGTCGATAGGATGGGCGGTAGAGAAGTCTGGCTCTATCGTAGTCTCTGCCTCATAGAATACATTCTGGTGCACCCAATAGGCTTTGTCGTTGTACGTTGCTACCTTGATGATGATTCCATCGTTATCGTCTGACTCATCTTTACCTTTTCGTATCATTATAACCAGTAGTGCCACGCATGTCAATACCCACGGTATCAATAAGAATAACACTACAACCTCCCTATGGATGACTTATTCATGTGACAATTATACTCCTTTTGGTAGGGTAGGTGGGGCTTGAACCCACATGGACCATTACGGTATTATATTCCACGACTTATAAGATCGCGCCGATACTACCCCTCGTTATGTTACAAATTAATTATAGCAAGGATATTCCAAGTAATGAATACCAATGAAATGAACAAGTTGAATACCGCTGGAACAATCGTGGCATCCTTGTCATTTGCGTTGACTGCAACGCTGACTAGGGATAGAAATAGATTCAATACAAAAAATACTAAAGTTCCAATAAGAAATGATAAGACCATTGTGTTCCTTTCGTTATGAGAAGTGTATCAGAGCATTCCTAGGCTGTCAAGGAATGACGCCACTTCCTTTGGCATTTCTGGATAGGTCTTTGCCTTCTCCATCTCTTCCTTCGCATTCTTGGCAGAGATAGCAGTGTAATCATATATCTCTATCTCCTGATTAAGATTACGAGGGGTTAGTGCAATCGCATTGTATACCGCCCCTGTAACGGCATCTGAGAGATCCTTAGAGCCTTTTCTGGGGTGGTCAACCTTCTTGTCGTTCACAATGCGTAACTCGCTCATTTCCTCTAGGAGAAGGTCTATGTGGGGCATTAGGACTCTCTCTTCGTAGTAGAGCATTGCTAAGTCCTCGTAGTGCTTCTTTCCTACCGACAAGGTATCAGTCTTGATACCAACAGACTGCAGTTCCTGCTGAATGTCAAACGACTGCCAACGGTCAAAGGTAACCATTCCTATATGGAATCCCTGCCTACGGAAGTTCACAATCCAATCCTTGACTACAGATAGATCGACTGGTCCCTCCTTGTGAGGCTCCCACCATACGATTGCGTCAACTATTACGAAAGGATGAATCTGTGTGTAGTCATTGAATGTCCGAACCTGAACCCACTTCTCAACATGGCTGATTGCGACGGCGCACTTGTCATGCTTCTGTGCAAGGTCTGCATGGAGATAGTAGCGCACATCATCCTTAGGCTCAAATACTGGCTCAATGCGCTTGAACTGATCAATAGGATTATGAAGCACCATAGACTTCTCAAGCATGGCCTTGTTCTTGAAGAATGCGTCTGAGTGGAAGGACGGCATACATGCAAATCGCTGCATGGCATCTGCATAGTCTGTCAGGAATGCTACCTTGAAGTCATCTATTTTCCTAGTTGGATTTGCTTCCCATGTGGGACGCTTGATGGCATATACCCCTGGATACTTATATGACATTATATGATCTTCATTCCATTCAATCTTGAATTGATTGTCCTCCTGCTCTGGTGGCAGATCTGGATTGATGATAAAGGTATGCTCTCTTACATGCACTTCCTTCTCAGCCACAACCTCATCGTATCTCTTAGAGATAAAGTCTCCAGGGTATCTTGGGAATGACAACAGGATTACCTTGCCGAAGTCAGGGAAGCGTGAGTCTACGGAAGCACGGAACGCCTTATAGATATTATCACCAGTCTTGGCATTCTCATTACCAGTAGCAGATTCTTGTGCGAACCCTGAAATCTCGTCAAGGATCGCTAGAATTAAATTTAGTCCCTCATGACTCTCGCGCTCAGAGTGACCAGAGTACACGGTGATGTTCTTATTGAACTCTACACTGGAAACCTTTGCATTGTACTTGCCCGCGAACCACGGGCTACGATTGATCTTGATGATGAAGTTCTTGAAGAAAACATTCTGAGCCTGCTGTGCGTTGACAGCGATATTCATAATGTCGATAGAGTCTCCGGGGGGCTTGCCGAAGTACCGTGCAGGATCTTTCAGACACATCAACTTATACACAAGATATGCACAGCCGATTGTGGATGTGTGATCCTTGCCACTACCCTTGCCAAGTTGAAGGATGACCTCTGCCTTGGTGTACTTCCTGAAATGCTTCCTACCCTCTGTCTCACCCATGAAGCGAATCAGATCCTCTTCCTTGTAGATCTGGCTCATGGCTTCTACTAGGTCACGCTGAATCTCTGACAGTTCTGGCTGATCAAGATACTGGGGATCGTGAAGGAACGTATCAAGGTCTACTGGGATCTCATCAAATGGAGAGTCATCCAGTACTGAAAGGAAATCACTAAAATCAAGACTCATATATTACGACAGCCTCTCCTGTAGGGCCAGATACCTCCGAAAGCCGTTTCATCAATTCTGTCTTGATGCTTGGGTACTTGGCTGCAATGTCCTTGAGAATTTCCATGATCAATTCATGCTTACGTTCCTGCTCAAGCAACTGCTCTGCAAGTTCCCTATTCTCTAGGAGTCCTGCCTTTTGTAGCATGTCTATTCTAGACTTCTCAATGTCAGCGATCAACTTAATTGCCGCCGTTTTTGCTGAAAGATTCTGATTCAGGTTAGCATCCTCAATGACTTCATAGGCCATCTTGATGAGTTTGCCGTAGTGCTGATCCATGCCTGCTAGGGCTTCCCTAGCCCTTGAGCGCACGGCCTCAGAGTTACTTGCCATTTGCTTCCACTCTTTGAGCAGGGAAGAGACTCTGGCCTTGGGGATATCTAGTTCCCTGCCAATCTCAGTCTCGTTCTTGCCCTTCATGTACTCAGTGGCAACTGCGTTTACTTCTTCAATGTGTGTGAGCATATCCATGTGCATAGTATAGCAGGCAGGGTAGGGGTATGTTGTCGCAAATAGATTAGGATACCCTACCCTGCCTTACTAGACTAACTTACGTGCCAGGGCACCATGTGCCGTGCCACGCCTTGATTCCGCCACCCTTGATACTATGGATGAAAACAGCATCCTGTACCCATGATGGGGCATCTGAGGCACGGGCATAGCCACGCGCCACATACTTACCATTCACCTTAGTCCATTTAGCATTTCCCTGCCATGTGCCATCAAGAAATTGATAGGCCCCAGAAGCCGTACTAATTGGATTTTCAGCATTATAGTGACCAGCACTAATGCTTTCGTGTTTACGGATACACAGACCTAGGTCGCGTATCCATCGTGGGGCTGCATTCCAAACATTGTGTCCAGAATCCATCCAACGATTGGGCTGTGTTGCCTTGCCCATTCTCTGTATTCTATTGTCAGCGGCGACGGGTGTCACCTTTACAGGCGCTACCGTGCCTGTGTTCGCTATCTCGTTAGCCGACTTAGCATAAGCCGTTGCGCTCCCTGATCCAATTCCCAATACTGCAAGGACTGCAATCAGGATTCCTGCGGTTGTTTTCGTCATGTTACCTCC